ACCTAAGCCCGTAACTTGAGTCCAGTCTGGAGTGAGGTTTGGAATGCCCGAAGCAAAAGGCAGCATAAATTGCCGCTTACCTTGAGATGAGTTATAAACAAAAGGTCGGTGGTCCCAACTAAATCTAAATAAAAGATTTGCCATTATGCAGTCACCCCGTCAATTACCTGAAAAGTCAAAGTTTCTGTATGCTGAGTAGTACCGCTCACCACAGCTTTGATATCCATCTGACACAGACCCAAAGGCCACGCTGCAGTACTTGCACCTGATTTCACATTCAGCCACCCCTTTTGAGTACTCTGATTTAATACTGCACAAGTCAAGGTTGCTACGGCGGTTCCATCCAAAGTTTTAACTTGAGAAGTAAAGGTATATCCCGTTAAATCAATCGCTCGACGCACATCATTGGCTGGATATTGCAGCGCGTCATCCATATCAACGAGCTGCAAATTTAAGTTGAATGTGTCACCACGCTTAAAAACAAAATTGCTCATAAGTGATTCCTATAGACATAAAAAAACCACCGATGAGGTGGTAGTGAATAAGGCATAAAAAAAACCGCTTCTTAGCGGTCATTTAATTAAAGTAATTTAAGGTTTGTAATCTAAATCAACACTTACTCCAGTAACTACATTATGTTTAGTTCCACCAAGACTATTCACATTGGCCAAACGTATATTCACATCGGAAACACATAGCTTGTTTTCGCTTTGCCACTTCTTAAGTTCAACAGACATAACATCTTCAAGATGTCTTTCCAGTTCTTGCCGTTTAATTTCGATTTCTTCTAAAGTCAGCATACATGACATATCAATTCACCTTAAACCCAATGCTCACATTATACTGAATGAAGTCAGCATCTTGCCCGACAAAAATTGATTGTCCTTCTAAACATTCTAGATGATCGATTGAGTAATATTCAAAATGGGCAAGCCAAGCATCACACAGTTTTGTGATTTCCATTATTCCTGAATTGGGACGTGAAAAGCATTGAATCATGATATTACCGGTACGGCGTGTACAAGGACTATCAGCAATGCCTGAAATAAAGCTCGGCCCACCTGCAATCGTTAAACGGCACCATAAACCTTCTTTAGGCACCGTAAAGCCTGGTGCATTTGGATACTGAATCCGTTCCTGAGCAATACCCGTAAAGCTTTGCATGCGATCAATAATAGCTTGCCTTGTCTGCTCTAAAGTCATTGCCATTTTAGCCACCGTACTTTTGAGAAATAAAGTTAAACGTGAGGCCATAAATACCTTGTGGCGCTTGATCAGACCAGCCGTTTTCTAAGCGTTCAGCATATGGCTTATTGTTTTGTATGTAGACCAAATTACCCAGCTTAAACTTAACGGCTTGAAGAGCTGCATCCTGCACCGCATTAGTTTCAGGTCCACGTACACCATAGTCACCAGATCCAATTGAGACGATATGAGAAGCACGATAAGCGCCAGTATCAACAGGACTTGAAACAACTAAAGATTGAACAGCATCCATTGTAATTTTCTTTACCTTTTCCTCTGCCGTTTTAGCCACATCAAAACTAAAATCAGTTGGCTTTTTCCCCTTCCATCCCATAAATTTCCCCATAAAAAAACCGCCAAAATGGCGGTTATATCTCAATCAGGTTTCACTTCAGCCAATAGCTTCCCTAGCTTTTCAGCAAGATCATTCATATCTGGAACGTTACCACTCTTCAGATCACTCATAAATTCATTGATAGCATTTAGTAAAGCAAATTGAAGAAAACGTGTAGTATTAACTACAAAATAATCGGGTGAGTTAAATTCTGTATTCACGTCATTTAGATGATTTAAATTATCCACAAACCATAGTTGCCGAGAAACTTTCTTATTAACTATATCTCGTGAAATAGAAGAATGATTATGAAGCATACCATTTCGTGATGCCCAAATTTCTTCTGCAGTTATTTCTGGATAATGTTTAATAAAATACTTATTCAACCAATTTTTAAAATAAATATTTACTTGGGTTTCTGAAACACTAATTAACCATGCTAATTGATCAATGAGAATATATGTACAATATTTAGCTTGAGAGAAACATCTATTTTTATATAAAAGCTTTATTCCATTTAAAGATTCTTGGATATGACTTTCTAGATTATCTAAATTAGGTTGTTTTGACATATTTACTCTACGTTATTAGAAATTTACAAATATAAAATACCAAATAACTATAAAAAATGAATCAAACTTTTCTCAACTGGCATTTCCAAATAGTTGAGGCAGGGTCTTGCTGTATATGAATAACTCGAAATGAGCCTAAGGCTGTTAGCCATTCATCTTCAATTTTAGGTGTCATGGACACTTCATTTTGAAGCACGGTAGCCTTCTTATCTGTGGCCAGTACTCCAAGCGTCTGAATCTCATATTGACTGTATGAGCCAAACAGAACGCCACGACCAGAATAGTTTTCTTTAACTTCGACATACGTTTCAGTTTTAGGATCCCAATCTTTTCTTGAGATCCGCTCACAAGTAAATGAATGAACGGCGTCCGCTAAATCTTCATTAAATGCTTCATCAATATCTGCCTGAATTTCATCACGTAAGCCCATTAGATTTTCCTGACAAAAAAGACGGATTTCCGTTTGCAATACGGTTTTATCAAATCAAGAATGAATTGCTCGATTGCACTAAGCTTTACTGATCCGTCCTGATATTCCTTTTCGGTCTCAACCGTATCAGCTTTGACTTTCTTACGTTTTAGTGCCTGTTCTTGCCCTTGATATAGATCACCTTTAATAATGCCCTTGATGATTTGATAGGAGGCCATTTTTAAAGGTTCAGGTACTTGGGTAGCATCTTCATAAGGCTTAACGTTACGTGCTAATAGATAAGCTTCTGACATCTGAAGGTATTGAGCCTTATCACTAGCAGATAAAGCATCAAAGCCTTCAACATGTTCTATCGCTTCTTGTTCAGTGATAAAGCTCATGAATTATTCCTTTGGAATTAATGCTAAAAGTTCATCTTTTTTAGCACCTGCTTCAAATGCAATGCCTTTTTCAGTTAGTACAGCTCGAAGCTCATCTACTTTTAGACCAGCATAGTTAATTGGTTGTGGTTGAGTATCACTTGGTTTTTGGTCATTTTCAGGTGTTTGACCACCTTCACCTGATTCAAGTTCAGCAATACGTGCTTTCATTGCTTCGGTATCATTTTGAAAGGCAATAAATTCGCCCTTTACTGTTGCCAGTTGTTCTTCGAGTTCAGCAATTTTTGTTTCTGTCATTTGTTGTCTTTCCCGTGCACGGTTAAATGATGAAAGTCCCATATGTGGATCTCCAAAAAGATAAGGCGGTGTTACCCGCCTTTTTGTTATTTGATCTTGTGCTTGAATGCCACAATACGGATCTGTTTAGGATCGTAGACACGTTCCCAGTTACCGGCTGTAGCAAGACCGGCATTATTAGGTGCAATACCTGTATCACCTGCCCATTTAATGCCACGAGGATGTAGCACAAAGTGACGGCGGTTAATAAGAATGTCAGTACCAGCAAGACTATCACGGTCTGTTTCTACACCAACCGGTGCACCAATATCTTGGAAACCAATTGCTCCTTGACCAAACAGGAATGAAGTAAAGACATCACCCTCCACTGGCATACCATCATCAACGATCACACGACGGTCCATAAAGGTTTTGTAGAGAACCACACCATCAGCATCTCGAACAGTTTCAATTAAGCCTTGCTTAGCTAAAGCAGCCATGGTTGCCGAGTGCATTGCAATAGCCGTTAATTTATCTACGGCATCACCCAACTTATAAGAAGCATCAACAAAAGATACGCCATCAATTACAGCTGCAGCTCCAGTTCCTGCCGAAATATCATGGGTATTACCTGCCATGCTGGCCGCCCCGAATACACCTTTGAGGGTATTTACGGTAAAACCTTGAAACTCACGCGACCAGTAATCTGCCACCAGATCACCAACCGCACCAAGTGGATCGTCACCAGATAATGCTTTAGCCAAATCATTAGCGCCCCATGCTTTACCACGTGCATGAAGAATCGCAATATCCTTGCCTGAAGTGATGTTATTTACAGATAAAGGTTTTGAATCTGAAAGTACTTCTGACTCACCGCTTAAATCATTCCAGAATGGGATATTTACAGTAGTACCACCCTCTGTTCCGAAAGCTACATCTACATCTAAATCCCCAACAATGCCAGACTGCCATAATGCAGACTTTTCGGCAGTTTTATTTAATACGTACGGAGTGAATAACTCGGGTACGATTACATCAGCAATTTTTGTATCGCCCATTAGGCTTTACTCCTTAAAGTTTAATACCGTGTTTTGCCGCTAGCTCTTTAGCTAGTTGCGGGTTTTCATTTCGTAATTGCGCCAATTTGGTCATATTTACCGAGCCATCTGCTTTGAGAATGTCTGGCTGACCTTTTGAATTGTTACTACCTGGTGCGCCCATACCATTTGGTTTAGGCCAGTAATACGGTTTTTGCTCGCGTAGAGATTCAACCCATTCTTTTGGGGTCATCGGTGTCTGGCCGTCTTTACCAATGACTACTTCCCCGTTTTCATCAACTGCCACAGCTTTGCCGTTTTCATCTAATGCAAATTTTGACTGAGCTAAAAAGGCGATATCAGGGGTCGCTTCTGGCAATGCTTCAAGTTCAATTGCAGCCTGCACAATTTGGCTTTGAATCACTGATTGCTTGAACTTTTGAGCATAAGTTTCGGCTTTATCAGCACGTTCTTTTTCGGCTTTCAGTAACTTTTCATGTTCTTCACGCATCTTCTCGGTGCGCTTTTGAATCACTTCATTAACTTTGCCGTCTGCGATTAATTTGGCCTCTTCATCTTGGTCAAGTTGGGCAAAGACTTTCTTAACAATTTCAGGATCAATTCCCTCAAATTGTTTTTGAAGTTCCTGAAGTTGTCGATTTGCAGTTCTTGCAGCCTCACGCTCGCTTTGAAGTGCAGATTTCAAACCTTTTGGATCTTCATAGCCTTCTAGATCAAGGCGAAACTTCCCGTTTTCCTCGACATATAAAGCTCGGTGTTCTTCTTTGATTGCATCAAGTGAATCAACAATAAATGGCAATGACATGTTCAAACCTCTCGTTTGATTTGGGTAAAGCCTTATCTCAAGGCATTAAAAAAGCGCCCCTAAGGACGCTAAATTTCGATTGAAAACTTAGTAATTTGTTGCAAATAAACGGTAGCCTTCTAGCTCCCAAAGTTTATTTTCAGCTGACTATTCTGCATTTCCACGAGCCATACGCTCACCAATTTCAGCATCAAAGTTTTCAGCATTCACACATGCACTAAAACCCGTTGCTAAGAAAAACTTTCCATCTAAAAATGCATGGACAAAAGTAGATGTCGTGCCACCGGGGCGTTGCTCAACCGTATATGTAACACGCTCCATCAATGAATCAATTTGCGCTTTAGTTACTCGGGGTGCCACAGACTTTTCAGCTAACTCTTGCTCTGTTACTTCTTTGATCATTTTCTTCTCACAAAAAAAGCACCCGAAGGTGCTAAGGTTAAAAATTAAGTTCTAATTGATGAGTGCAATTGCTTTTAATCTTTCAAAAGTAAAACCATAAATTGCCATGGCTCTTGAAATCTTAATTTGAAGAAATGGCACCAGAATTAATTTTGTGCTCAGAATATATTGAGCATCTGACATAGTGATTTGCTTTTCAGACATTTGTAATACCTTTCGCTACATTTCCTTTGTTTGATTTGGCCTTGGTGCATCACTCACTAAGCGAACACCATGAGCACCATATGCTTCAAAAGTTACAGTAATTGTTGCGGGTCCATTTAAGGCATCAGAATTCATCTGTACTGCTCTCTGTCCAGCTAGAGGTTGTCCAGTTTCTTCATCACAAATAACCAGATAACCTTTCAAAGTAGGGTGACGCTTTAGCACTAAATGTCTTGACTCACTCATAAGCCCAACTCCTTAAAGGTTTGCTCATCCAACTTTCGAAGTTGGTCCAATATGTATAACCGCCCCTCTGGATCGAAGAACTTATCAAAATCAAATTTTCCTTCCTTATAGAGCTTGTAACGTTTCGGCCCCAACCATTCTCTTTGAAAGAAATCATCTGTCTTCTTGAAGAACTCTCTAAACGTAGTATTGGCATCTAGCTGCCCTATTAACTGGCTACGCTCTTCTTTCGGGATGTCTTTAACTCGACGTTCATCCATTACAAATGGACGTTCGCCAACAAGTTGGCCGTCTTTCTCGACTGGTACCAAAATACTTCGGCAATTAGGATGCAACGGCGGTACACGCTTTGCTGGATCGTTAATCTCCCATACGGAACCATCAAGAGTTGCACAAAGTTTTGAAGTTCTTCCGTCTAAAGTTGCTACCAGTCTTACGTATTCAAAGCCAATCTGGTTAAAGCTATTTAGATATGCTTGATTGGCCACATGACTACGAACTGTCCTCACTGTACGATCGATATCAGTCTTAGAGCTACTTAAAAGCCCATCCTCATAATTAAGCCGTTTGGTACCACGAATGCGCTGAACTATTTCCTGATTTGTTTTACCTGAGTTGATACCATCCCGAATTGCATACTCAACCTTTTGACGGGCATTTTCAGCAATTCTGGATAGCAGATCATCAACAAGAGCCCCACCTACCAATGGTATTTTTTTAGCTGCGGCATATAGCTTTTCACCATTTGGCTTTTTGATCTTGCCACCATATAGCTTCGCCGTGTAATTGGCTTCATAAACAGCCAAGGCAGTAGCAGAAACAGCGAAAGCTTCAGGTAATGCAATATTTAGTCCTATAAACCACTGAGCAATCAGATCACGAACTTCCTTCAGATTAGCTGTAGTGTACTGCCCACTTGCTAGAGCCATCTTTTCAGAATCATTTAATTCATCAAGCAAATCCCGAAGCTTTGCCAACATTAATGCTGACTCATCATTAAAGATTTTTAATAGCTCATTAACAGATTGAGAAGACACCCGATATAAATACGCCTGATGTTGGGTAAGTACTTCAATCAATGATTTATCTTCTTTTGAAGCCATACATCACCTCTACAAAGGAGTGTTATCACGCTCTATTTCTACCCGCTTCACTTCTTCCTGATAGTCGTGAGCTGGTAATTTACCTGTCATCAGGTATTCCCAATATGTGCGGAAAGAGTTTTTCCCTGAAATAGCACCCTCATAAAGCTGTTTTGCAAGATTAATATCCGTGACCTGCACAATAAACTCAGGTTCAACTGTAAATGAATATTTTGTCGAATCAAGCTTTAACCACTGCGCTGCATACTTAATGGCTT